TCTTCTGGAGGTAGTATTCCTAGTTCCATCATGCGCGTGACCACGCGATTAAATTGTGTTTCGTCTTTAATTGAAACCTCTTCAAATTTAACAATTGGGCATTTACCTTTAAAACCTAAATTCTTAAATATCAATTCCATTTCTGGACGGAGAAAGTCATTCAAGAAAGCGTTTCTACCTTCTTTTAAACGCTCAAAAAAGACTTGAGCTTTTACAGTCGTGTTCGCAAACTTTTCAGAACCAATAAGAATATTCTGCAAACCTTCTTTAATGTCTTCATTTACTATTTTATATTTATCATAACCTAAAACTTTATTCAAATCAGGAATAATAAACTCTGCCTTAGTAGTATAGTCAGCAATAAGAACACGGCCTACAGATTCATTATTAAGTAAGCCTTGCATGGCTTTTATATTTTTATGATTGATACCCCCTTTACTTGGCTCAGTACCCATCGTTATCAATAGAATGACATTCTCGATTGTGCGGCAGATAGCTTGATCTATCTTCTTCATTTCCATCTTGAAGTTAATATCATCTAAAACAGCAAAACCAAAAGGCACAGCAAAAGGCTCATAATCTTGTTTCTTATAAAAAGAATATATAACATCAGTAGGATTAAGTTGAATCTTCAATCCATCTTGCGCCCATTGACCATGTTTAATCTTATCTTGTGTCTCTTTGTCTAAGCTATTAAAAATTTGAACATCTCTTTCGTTTTTAGGGTTCTGCAATCTTTCTAATTCATATTCAGAAAGAATCTTTTGATAAACCACATTTCTCCAAGAGCTTGTTCTATTTACAGTTACATAGTACGGGTTCAATAAAATATATTGAATAGGAATTAAATTTTTAACATCGTGCGCAGTAGGATACTTATGAATCTGGACATCTGTTTCATAAGACGAGCCATCGTAATTAGCATAAGTTTCTAATATGCTTTGAAAATCATCTATTGTAAATTTAGCATTAACTTTATAAAAGAAAACATTACCACTTCTATAATACTCGCGAAAATATTGATCTTTTACATTCCACATCTTTGTGTACTTCATCCATTTAGAAAAAAAGTCGCGAGCTTTTTGGCTACCACCTTCTAAATATATTTCTGCATTAGCAAATTCAGACATGATATCAACTGCATTTCTAAAAATAGCTACATTTGCATAAGCTTTTTGGCACAATTCAATTGCATCACGAATATTGTAACCATTAACTGACATTTCGAAAGGTAACATTCCTTCGCGAATATTACCGTATTTATAAATTTTTGGACCTACATAAGCTAAATTTCTTCGCAATGAAGTGCTGCCTTCTCCACCACCAGAACTATTTCTTTCGTAACTAGCGGAACTTTCATAAAAAGAGTCCCCAACGAAAGATGGTGAAGATTCGGCGTTGTTGTTGATTAGATCTTCTAAATTAGAATTTTCATTCTCTTTAGCACCTTTCGAAAATCTGTTCCAATAATTAGACTTTTTATTATAAGAGCGGCTCATATTTATTTAGTTTACACTTATAACTTTAGAAGTGACTTTCAAAGTTACTTTTATCCTATAAACATTGGAGTAAATGTTTCTGTATTATCTTCTACAGTAACAGTTCTCATATCAATTATAATCTTTGTCAGCCAATTTCCTAATACTAATGCAGAATAACTATCTTTTCTTGGCTTGTCTGGTCCAGATTTACGTTTTAAGTTTGCTGGCAGATCAAAATTTTGCATACCTTGTGCCGAAGTTGTTATTTGGATAAGAGCGCATTCTGTTTTTGTTAAAAAGATCATGTCTGATAAATGCTCAACGAAGTCAATCATTCTTGCGCCTACATCAGACTTATCTAAGTCAGAAACGTTAGAAAATTTAAGATTTTCTATACCTATTTTTTTATTAATTTGCGATCTATAATGATCATCCATAGCTCTGCTAGCAAAATAAATACGATGATGATCAAAATTAGCTTGTAACAATTCATTAGCTTGGCGTATCCAAGATGATGTAGGTTTTCTTAAGAATACCATTTTAAAATCTGATTTATTGTATTCCATTTTTGCGGAATAAAGATTTGTTTGATATTCTTCTGGTCTTTCAAATTCTGTAATGATAGATTTCAAATCGATCTTCTCGTCTTTAAATAATTCACTTTCATTACATGAGTTCATGAATTGAACTCCACCGTTATAGTCCATACATACGGCAGTTACATTAAAGTTTTTTAAAATATATAAAAAATATTTAATATGGTCTTTTAATGACGCTCCAGCCAAAGCGTAAGAATGAACTAAAGTACCCATTTGTTTTTCATAATTAACTTTTATAACTTGAATAGCAAAATCGTCAGATCCTTCGGTTTCTGACCAAGACGGATCAACCGCTACAACATATTCGTCTTCAGGATTCCCAACTACTTCTACAGATGGACTTTCTCCATCAGGTACTGTGCATAATGCCATTTTAGATATTTTAAAATATCCAGAACTGTCATCTGTAAATTGAGCGCCAAACTCTCTTTGGAATTGAGACTCACTCATCGTGGATTTCGCTTGGTTAATTAGATTTTGATCGTACAATTGAACTGGAGCGCAATCATATGAAAACTGCATAACACATCTTTTCGATGAGTCTGTTGGTTTAGGATTATGTATTAGATTGTCGTATCGCTCAAATAGTTTATAAAGATATTCAAACTTAAAAGAAGCAGAAGATAATGCTATTAATTTGTTATTAGGCCACACATATCTATCTTCTTCTTTCATTTCTCCGCGTTCAATCAATTGAGTTTCAAGATTGTAAAGCTCTTCTCTTTGAGTTGGGTTTTGAACGACGGATAAGAACGGAACAATGACTTCGTTATAAATACGTTCAGGCATTAATAAGAACTCATCAATAATAATACGATGAAAACGAAAACCACGAAGCTTTTCGCCATCACCCAAAGGTAATGCGCGTATTCTGCTTTTGCCTATTTCCATTAACCATTCGTCATTGTTTTTAGAAACGTGAGTAATACATTGTTTCAACAAATAAGCTTCAGGTTTTGCTGCAATGTCTTCAATTTTTTTAAATATCATTTTTGACTGACGAAAAGAGCGAGAAAGAATTCCAATCTCAACGCCTTGATTCAATATAGCATCCAATACAGCAAAAATACCAGTAGTATAACTTTTACTCATACCACGCGACCAAACGCCTAGAAAATAATCACTCTCCAACATAGACTTCACAGCCATGTGTTGAAATGGAAACAGCTTCACTCCTGTAATTAAATCAGTAGTGAAAGTCACATTGTTTCTCAAAAATTGATAAAACAAAAGTTTCGCTTCTCGCTCTTCAATAAAACCTTCTTTTTGAGAAAGCTCTTCATTTGAGACGTAAGGATTTTTTCTTTCTCTTTGATTACCTGTTTCCCAGCTCATGATCTAAAAAATATTGTAAATCTACCTGCCATAAATCTTTTCCAAAGTATAATAACCTTGGAATAAGATCTATAGATCTTTTTCTAGTTCCTGTAAAAATAAACTGCAAATGCCTAGGATATTTATGCGTCAAATCTCTTAGATTATGAAATACATATTCTAAGTTAGTTTTTCGTTTAAATTTTTTATGATTATCGATGATAGAATCAATTGATGTTTCTATAACTACGAATAGATAACCTTCAAGCTCAACCGTACGTTGTATTTCTCTTTCAAAACGCTCTACTCCAGACGCTAATGTTCCTAAAAAATCGCCCTCGCTTTTTCTATCAATAAAAGTGTAATTATATTCTTGAGCATTCATTAAATAATCTCCAATAAATAATTTTTCAACCTTAGTATTAGCAAACTCCAAAGGATCTTGTTCGCGAGTGTCAACTAATATTGTTTCATTTTTTAAATTAACCTTAGTAAAGTCTTTTGGCAATGGCTTATTAAAAAGAGGCTCTTTATCTAAAAGTTTACATACGGAATTATAAGAGCCAAAATGTTTTTTGTATAAATCGATTGTCGGCAAATGCAAAGATTTCAATTCGTTATGAAATGGCGCAAAAAGATAGTCTTTTACTTTCATTCTTTTTTGTAGAATTTCAACGTATTTTTGTTTTACTATTTCTTGATTCTCATTTTTTTCCCATATAAGAAATTCATTAAAATCAAGGAACTCCGTATTAAAATATTTAATTTTGTTAATGAATGGAACTGGCTTTTTGTAATAAAGTGATAATCGTGGATAATGTGTACAATAATACTCTCCTTGATAAGTTCCATGCTTTTTTAAATGAGCATGGAAAGACTTATCATTAACAAAAGATTCTTTACATATCTTACATTCTATCATATAGCATCTTCTTTTGTGATACCTAGTATTCTCGCCTTCCATGCAGACATGCTTTCAAGTCTATCGGCTTCTTCTCTGACAACTTTCTTTTGCATGTCTGCTATTTGAATCATCATCTTCCTTTCATTTTCATCTTGAAACAATTCTACAAGACTGAGAATGGACGCATTCTTTTGTTGATGAGACTCTATACGTTTTGCCCGTTCGCCATTTAACTTCTGTAGAGATTTATCAATACGTTGGGCGCATTGATTATATTCTTCACTAATAGTCTTTAACACTTCAGTAAGACGCATTGTAAAATCTTTTTGTTCTTGAGTGTCATTAAACATTTCGTTTACTTTGTTCTTTTTCATATCAATTTGCTTAAGATTTATATAATCCATACAGACATTGATATATAAATTAATTTCATCAATAGTAAGATCTGGTTTATCCCAAACAGAACGAACGAACTCGGCTTCAAAAAGATCCTTATCATTTGCGCTACGATAAGAATCGTAATTCTGAACGAAACGGGGACTAGCAAGATAATTCAATAGCTTCTCTAAAAACTTTCTATGTTGGAGAGTTAATTTCCCTTCCAACAGATCTTGACCAGCCCATTTGTTTACTTTTTTAATAACTGTACCTAAGCTTCTTGGAACAACGTATTTTTCATTTACCGCTGATTCACTATCGACTAAATATTCTGGATATTTTTCTTTAATATACTTATGAACCGCTCTGTATTGAGGAGTGATAAAGACGTTAAGATTAGAAACTCCAGCCAACTCTTTAGAAAACAATAGTTCTGTAATTTGTTTAGGCG